AACTCGTTGGTACTACAAATGAAAGCAATGAAAGATGCTGCTGCTCCTGCCGCTTCTTCTTCTTCCGCTGTTTCTCCTCCTCCTCCTTCTGCTTCTCCTCCTCCTGTTTCTCCTGTTTCTCCTCCTGTTTCTCCTCCTGTTTCTCCTCATGATACTGCTCAATTTAGTATAGATGTTAATGTGAATCCTCACCTAAATGACGCCCAAAAACTAGATAAATTAATAGATTTATTAAATAGTACTACGGTTGGTGGACGTTATAATCGTGAATTAGATGTAAAACGATATGAAAAATTTGTAGAGTTAATAGACGAAGCAGCAGTAAATAAAAAAAGGGAAATTAATATGTCAAAACTATTACCAGAACTAGAAAAAAATAAAAAAGAAGAAATAGACGAAGCTCGCGAGAAAGCTATTAATGTTTTTTTTACACATACGCACAATGCTTTAACTGACCCACATTATCAATATTACAACGATGAAATAGTAGAAAGTATAAAACTTTCAACACAAGCATTACAACCCACCGGTGTGGTTCCTATTGATTTTTTTGTAGAACTAGATAGTGTTGAAATAATTATACCTGAAAATCCTGGGTATACAGATCAGAGAGGAGAATACGTTCAACCATATAATTATCAACAAACACAATATCCACGACGAGTATGTGGACAAGATCCCAGAGGAAATGATATATTCTGTTAATAGGGTATAAAGCAACACTTATTAAACTTGAAATAACCAGAATAGATACTGGGCGATGAGAGCAGCCATCCTACTGAGTCGGTATAAACACCCAATTCAATTCCTCGCATATTTTCTTCCATATATCATCCTGTTCTATCCTCTTTTCTTTATCTTTCAACATTGGAAAATAGGATAAAAATTCGGTTTTTTGAAGCAGTTCGCATAATTTGTACACCGTATAATAATAATTCAAAAAATTCACACGGTCTTCGGGGCAAAATTTCGCATACGGCCTCTGTATTTCCATAAATAAATTACAAAGCGTCTCCTCTAATTCCGGCGTCATTATAGGCGGTTTAATACCAAGTTTATCTTTAATAAACGGAATATGTTCATAATATTTATTGTATCCCAATTTCTTAAGCACCTCTTTCGCCTTTGAATTCGTAAATTTGGAAAGCGGAATTCGCTCTTTCGTCATTTGATGTTTAATACTCTCCAATACTTCTTCCGGAATTTGCGTCGTTTCTTTCGCCTGAAACTGTGCAAGGATTTCTTTGAAATGATTAATACGCTTATACGCATAAAAACACGCTTCTTTTGGCGGTTCTTTATACGACGGCTTCTCATTTTCAATAAGACACGTCACTTGTTTCGCACAAAAATTACAAACCATTATGCCCTCGTGTTCGACCGGAATCATTTCCCCTTTATTACAAGAGAGACATATATCTGTTGAAAAAATATAATCATTTACATTGATATATGTCTGGTCTAAATTAGAGAAAAACTTCTGGACATTATTTTCATTTGCACGATTTAATTCACTTTCATTGATAGAGTCATTTAGACGATAAAATGAATTCAGAATTTTTGTACGATTGGTGCCATTGGTGATTTCCTTTTTGTTTTCAAAATAATCGAAAATAAACCGGCTATTATTTAGGTAATATTCTTTAATTCTTACTTTATATTTTGAGATATCATTTTTGATATCATATAGTCGGTCCTTTAGCTCAATTTCTTTCGATATATCAAGTTTATATTCTTTTCCATCTTTGTTCTTATTATTTTGTAGTAATTCTGTTATTTTATTTTTTTCTTTAACAAGTCCAGGCAATACCTCTTCTTCAATTGTTTTAAATTCTGTTTGTAATTCGCGATGCATACCGTCTAATGTCATCACCTTCTTTTTATCGACTACGATTTTTTTGTTTGTTTTATGTTTGAAGGATGGCATTGTATGTGGATATTTATTGTATATATTTATATATAGTATAGCTATATTGTTATATACATAACTTTTTTAATATAATATATTCAATAATTATTTAATATATACAATAACTATTTCATATATGCAATAATTATTTCATATTTTAAATACGACAGTATCTTTCATTTCAAGTTAGTATTTGATTAATGTTTTCTCTATTAAGTAAAATAATGATTTTGCCTACAAATTTAGAGATAAATAAAAATTCAGAAAACCATTTAAATGATACTACGTCTAACATTGGGACTGGTGTTGGTGTTGGTGTTGGTTTAACTGGACAATCATCATCGTCATCATCGTCATCTTCCTCAACGAACGCAGCATTTAATATAGATATAGATATTTTAGACAAAAGCGCAATGAAGAAAGAAACATACTACAAGATGAAGTATATTATGAATTCATTGGATAAAAATTGGGCAATAAAGAAAAGGGAAAATATTTTTTATTTGAAAAATTTAGACAATTCAACAAAGGATATTATAACCGAGGATTATTTAAATAAACGTGTGATTCAAAAGATATACAATGAAGCTACAATAAGAACTGTATCAGGCGACGATATAAATAAAGAAATAAAAAAACACGCGATATCGACAGCCAATGTAGCCATTACGAGACACAGAAAGAAAGAAGATATTATATCTTTAAAAGATGGAATTTTAGCATTAAAAGAATTGATGAATAAAGAAATAACGAATAAAGAAACACTCGATATGAATAAGGAGTTAAGACAAGAGATATATATAATGATATTTTTAATGAATGCTCTCGAAAGTGGATGGAGTATTCGAAAAAAAGATAATAAATTTGTTTTTAGGAAAAGTCACAATCATAGAAAAGAAGTATATTCAGATAACTATTTAGTGAATTTTCTAAAAAATAACCTAAAAAATATTGTTTTTTAATGAAGGCGATAACGATAACGATAACGATAACGGCACGTAATTAGGAATACCCACATCCGCGTCCGCGTGTACTTAATTGAACCAATTATGTAACAAATATGTTATCTAGCAAGTATACACAGAATATGAAAACATTTAAACATAATTTAAACTAGTAGAATAGTAGATTAGTAGAATCTACAATATCTATAAGTATAACCCTCGGAATTTGTTGATACTTTAGGAATAAATGGTCGATACTATGATAAAAACCGTTATAGATTTGGTTTTAATGATTTTTAGTTACTTTTAGTTACTTTTAGTTACTTTTAGTTAGTTATTTAGTTATTTAATTATTTATTTATAAAAACAATTTAGGTTTTTTTTATAAATTTTTTTCTTTAGTAATATTATAATAATTAAAAATGGGAGGAGGTCTTATGCAACTTGTAGCTTACGGTGCCCAGGATGTTTATCTTACTGGCAACCCTCAGATTACCTTTTGGAAGGTGTCTTACAAACGTCACACTAACTTTGCTATGGAGTCTATTGAGCAAACTTTTAACGGTCAGGCCGATTTCGGTCGCCGTGTAACCTGCACCATTTCTCGTAATGGTGATTTGGCTTACCGCACTTACCTTCAGGTTACTCTCCCCGAGATCAACCAATCTATGAAGGGCAGTAACCAGGATGGTGTTTATGCCCGTTGGCTCGATTTCCCCGGTGAGCAGCTGATTTCTCAGGTTGAGGTTGAGATCGGTGGTCAGCGCATTGACCGCCAGTATGGTGATTGGATGCACATCTGGAACGACCTTACTCTTCCCCTCGACCAGCAGGATGGCTACTATGCTATGGTTGGCAACACCACCGAGCTTACCTTCATCACCGACCCTTCTTTCAATGCTATTGATGGTCCTTGCCAGGCTAACGCTCCTCGTCAGGTTTGCGCCCCCCGCAATGCTCTCCCCGAGACTACCCTTTATGTTCCCTTTCAGTTCTGGTACTGCCGTAACCCCGGTCTTGCTCTTCCCCTCATCGCCCTTCAGTACCACGAGGTCAAAATCAACCTCGATATCCGCCCCATCGATGAGTGCTTGTGGGCCGTTGGTTCTCTTAACTGCGCCAATAACACCGCCAACTCCCCTGTCGGTGGTCGTGTCAACAACG